GCAGTAGAGCAATCTAAGAAGTTATCTGCTGAGTTGGCTGAGTATGCTGCTGATCAAATTAAGTCTGCTGCTAGACGTAATAACAAATACCCTAAAGGATCTATCAAAGTTGCTGAGGGTGTTCGTATTGCTAAGTCCAGCAAGATCGGTGAGTTTAAGTATGGTTTTGCTAGTCAAAAGTTAAGTGGTGGTGGTAATACTACCGACATACTTTATGGTTTAGAGTTTGGATCTAGGCGTTACAAACAATTCCCTGGCAGATCGCCAAACAGAGGTCGTGGTAATGCTGGCTACTTTATCTACTCAACGTTAAGAAAAGAACAGCCTGAACTTATTAACAAGTGGGAAAAGGGCTTCAAACAGATTACGGATAAATACTAATGGCTGGCAATCGTACTCTTAAACTATCTATCCTTGCTGATACAGCAGATTTAGTTAAAGGCTTAAAGACAGCCGAAAATGAAACCCAATCTAGTAGCGGTCGTATTGGTAATGCCTTTGCAGCGGTTGGTAAAGCAGCTGCCGTAGCTGGTGCTGCCGTTGCAGCCTATGGCGTTAAATTAGCAGTAGACGGCGTTAAGGCTGCTATTGAGGACGAACAAGCCCAGGTTAAACTAGCCGGATCTTTACAGCGTGTTACTAAAGCTACTGATGATCAGATCGCAGCAGTTGAAAAGCAAATAACCGTTACTGCACTTGCGACAGGCGTTGCAGATGATGAACTACGCCCTGCGTTAGATCGCTTAACTAGATCTACTAAGAACATTGAGCAATCTCAAAAACTATTAAACTTAGCCCTAGACATTAGCCGAGGTAGCGGCAAGAGTTTGGAATCTGTTACTAATGCTTTATCTAAATCCTTTGAGGGTCAGAATACAGCTTTAGGTAAATTAGGTGTAGGTATCTCAGCTGCTCAGTTAAAGACTATGGACTTTGACGACATAACTAAGCAACTAGCTAATACCTTTGAGGGTGCTGCTGCTGACGCTGCTGAAACCTTTGCAGGCAAAACAGCCAGGTTACAGGTTGCCTTTGATGAAGCTAAAGAATCTGTAGGCGCTGCCCTGCTACCAATCTTGACTCGCCTGTTTGACTTTATCAACGAGTTTTTAGTACCAATCTTTGATCGTTTTCAAAACGATACGTCAGGCTTAGCCAAAACAATTAAAGACTTCTTAACACCTGTTCTAAATACTTTACGATCTGCTTATGAAAAGATCAGCACAGCAGTTAAAGAAAACGCTGACGAATATCGTCCATTAATTGACCTGCTTAAATCTTTGGCTAACTTTGTTAAGGGCACAGTTGCACCGATATTGGTTGATGTATTAGGTGCAGCCTTTAGGGGCATAGTAAATACAGTCACCTTCTTAATTGACAAGATAGGCGATCTAATCCAATTGTTTGCTAGATTAGGTACTGCCATTAAGAACTCACCATTAGGTAAACTAGGTGCTGGTATTGCCGATCTATTCTCAGGTGGTAGTAAAGCAGGATTAAGCATAAACACCTTAGAAGGTGGATCTGCTCGCGGTGGCTTAATATCTCAATCTTTTACGGATCAGTTAGCAGAATCTTTAGCAGCTCCCGTTGCAGGTGTCTTATCACCAATTACAGAGGAGTTTAAGCGTAATGTCATTGGTCTAGTACCTGGCAATCCTAACGGCGTAAACAATGCTTGGATAGAATCTCTTAAAGACTCAGTAGGCTTCTTGATGGGTCGAGAAGGTGGGTTTGGTCTTTACAATGCTCAGGGTCAATTAACAGGCGGTAACAATCCTGGCAATATCCGCAACATACCTGGATCTGTAACTATCAACGTTAATGCTCCTAGCGTCATTGACGAGGAAGGCTTTGCTAGGGCAGTTGGTCAAGCTCTTAGCAATTCATCAGCTAGAGCAGGCACAGTAGAAATTACCCCTCAGTTTTCGGCGGTCTAATGCCAGCGTACACACCTAATCCAGCCGTACTAATTGACGGAGTAACTTACACAGGCGACACGCTTAATGGCGTAAGCATTACAACTGGACGAACAAGTGTTGATGAACAGCCACGCGCAGGATATTGCACGATTACTTTAATTACGTTTGACAATGATATTCCCGTAGTTGAGATAGATCACTCAGTACAGGTAGAAATAGATGATACGACTGGCACGCCTGTAATTATCTTTGCGGGCTTTGTTTCAGATGTAGAGCGCAGTATTCAGTCTTATGGATCAGTAGGCTTTGCTACTACTACACGCATTACAGGTGTTGGATCACTTGCTAGATTAAATAGGCGTTTGGTTGGGTCTACAGGCTTTGCCAAAGAGTTTGACGGTACTCGTATTCTAAACATAATTAGCGAAGCCACAGCTGAGCGTTGGCAAGATACTCCAGCAGCAGTTACTTGGGCTGCCGTTGATCCTGCACTTACCTGGAACACTTACAATCCTTATTTAGGCAACATAGATACGCCTGGAGATTATGAAATAGTTGCATATTCTGACGGCGCTACTAATGCCTTTAATCTTGCTGGGTTAGTTGCTAATAGTGCTAGGGGCATACTTTATGAAGGCCGTGACGGTAGGCTTAATTACGACGACGCAAGCCACCGAGTTAATGAAGTTAGCACTAATGGATTTACTACTATTCCTACTAACGTAATACTGGCAAGTAACTTATCCACAGTTGAGCGTATGTCTGACCTTGCCAATGACATAACAGTTATTTACAAAAACGGACAAAGTGAGTCAGATACTAATGCTGGTTCAATAAGCGAGTATGGGGAATTAGCCGTATCTATTACTACTTTGCTAGAACAAGAGTCAGCTGCTTTAGCCGTGCTTGATCTTTATTTAACTACCCGAGGTTACCCTCGCAGATCTTTAAGCAGTATCACAATACCTTTACAGCTTGACTCTATGACCAATATCTTGCGTGATGATTTAATTGAAGTTTACAACGGTATGCCGTTGGAGATTAACCCACCTGACACAATTTACGAGAATAACTTTGCTGGGTTTGTTGAAGGCATAACTTGGACAATAAACCAAAAAGAAGTATTTTTAACGCTTTATCTGACAGAATACGCACTAAGCGTACTAGCACAGAATTGGAGCCAGGTTTCACCTTTAGAGGCTTGGAATACGGTTTCAGGTACACTAGACTGGGCAGAAGCCCAAGTCGTAGCATAAGGAGCAATAATGGCAACAACACCTAACTACAGCTGGGTAATGCCTGATCCTACCGACTTGGTTACGGATCTACCAGCTGACTTTGAGATCTTTGGTGACGCAGTAGATTCGTCAGTATTCGAGATAGAAACGCAAGTAGAACTAAACAATCAAACAGGAACTACTTACACTTTAGTAAGTGCTGATCGTGGCAAGTTAGTATCGTTTACAAATGCAAGCGCAATTACTTTAACAATACCTACCAACTCTACAACAGCCTTTCCAACTGGAACACGCATAGATATTATTCAAACTGGCGCAGGACAAGTAACAGTAGGTGGCGCAGGAGTAACAATTAACAGTAAAGACAGCAACAAGAAATTATCTGAATCGGGTTCAGCAGCTTCTTTGATTAAGTTTGCTACTGATACTTGGTGGTTAGTTGGGGATTTAAGTGCTTAGATTTATTGGTTTTAATGCACAAGGAGTCGTCCAAAATCCAGTCGTAGATTATTTAGTCGTAGCAGGTGGTGGGGGTTCAGGCGGCGGCGGAAATAATGTTGGGGCTTTTGGCGGTGGTGGCGGTGCAGGCGGTTATCGAAACTTTACTGCACAAACTTTAATCCTTGGGGTTGCTTACACCGTAACAGTTGGTGCTGGTGGAAGTGGCGGTGCATTACAGACAGCAGGAACAAAAGGCTCTAACTCAGTATTTGCAACTTCAACTTCTACTGGTGGCGGATTTGGCGGTGGTGGAGCAAGTTCACCTACCGCTGGCGGTAATGGTGGTTCAGGTGGTGGCGGTGGTGGCGACGCTCAAGGCACTCCTGGAGCTGCTTCTGGTACAGGAAATGAAGCTC